GCAGCTGCAGCTTGTTTAGAAAAACCAGCTCCAATTGCCATTGCCCATATTTGCCAGTAGCGTTTATCACGATCAGTTGTGACTTCTGGTGGGTATTGACCATTCCATCCTGTATCTCCGCCTCCTGTATTTCCTCCACCGTTTTTATCAATCTTAACGCCATTGACGTAAAGTTCATTAGTATCAGTTCTACCGTTAACTTTAAGACTATCAACTTCAAGTGCTCCACCAGAGAATCCGTTTTTATCAATCTTAACGCCATTAATAGTAAGGCTACCCTTGATATTAATATCGCCCTGAAGTGTTCCATCTCCAAATAATTTAAACTTAGGTTTATCAAAAGTTGAATCAGACGGAACTTGGAAAACCGGATTAGAAGAACCATTCCCGTTATCTTGGTTTATTGAAAAAATATAACCTGGGTAATTAATTAAAGCTGAACCGTTCGCCTTATTTGTAATCCCATCATAAGTCCCAACAAATCCTCCAATTTTTGCTCCATGAACAGTTTGTTCCCAATTTTGATTAGAATAATCTACACTAGTTGTCTTTTTATACTGCTCAATCATGAACTTACCGTTTGACATAACAGATTGATAATATGAGCCATCACCAATAGACTTAATTACATTACCTTGAACAAGAATCCCTGATAAGATACCGGCTAGAATAAAGGATGCATTAAACGTTCCGTCTAAAGTCCAAGCAGTTGTACTTTTTCCATTATGGACATCTTGGATTGTCGTCCATTGACCTTTTTTGCATTGCTTAAAAGATATTCCAGCATTATTTTGAATCATGAAATACTGTGAATCTTGAATCTTTGGACCATCCATAAAGACTTGCTCATAAGTTTCTCTTGATTGAGAAACGCCAGCTTCAATTCCGTTGACCATGTAAATCGAGCCACCGTTCGCACCAGCACCTCGCATAATATCGTCTTGATACTTTCCAATTTCTGTGGAGTCATACCAAGTCATTTTGTTGTTATCAAGGTCAGAGATATTGCTTTGAACTTGTGACAGTTGTCGATTAATTGAGTTTCCACTTAAATTATCGCCTAGACTAGCTTGCACTCGCCCATTAACATGGTCAGTAACTACTTTAAAGACTCTTGTCTGATAGTGATAATTTCGGTCTCCTCTGTGGATTGAAACAGTATTTCCAATTGAATCACTACCCAATATCTCAGTACTAAACTGAACGAGTGGCCGGCAGTAATAAGCCAGTTGGTCATAAGTCTTTTGTAAAAGCTCGCCTGCATCTTCCACATCATCAAAGACAACAACCGTTTTACGTGGTAACATTTTTCCGTTTGATGGAATGCCATATTCTTTCGTCATTTCTGGATATTCAATCCAATTTTGACCTTTAGGTTTATCAAGTGGTTTACCATTTGACTTTCGCCACTCGACATCTGAAAACTCAATTCTTCGTCCGTAGCCGTCCCCAACTTCTTCACCTTTTCCACGTCCAATTAGGGCAGTAACAATATTTGTGCGGTCTTGTTGGTGAACAATTTTCAAAACTTCATCGCCATATTCAAATCGCTTATTGGTTATTTTCCCAATTTGGTTATAGCAGTGAATGATTTTTTTAGTAATCTTATTTCCTGTAATTTCAATTGAAAAGGTAAACTCTGCACCTAACTCTTGTAGAGCTTTTAGAGCTTCACGCATGGAAGTATAGTAGAAGGTGCTGGAAACTGTTTTAGTCGGTTCACAGACACCCAATACCCAGTCACAACCTGAATCAGATAAAAGCTGATTAATCACATAAGAAAAAGACCTATTTTTAGGTCTTATATCTTTGATGATAAAATTATCCAGTTCATCGACGGCAAAATTTATCGCTTCAAATGAAAGTAAATTATCTTCATCTTTTGCGGTTAAAATTCGATATAAAGAAAACTCTTGTTCTTTCGTATCATTGACTGCAATATAGCTGGCATCTTTAATTGTTTCATCAAAAGGTAAAGAAACTGAAAGTGTGTCATTCATTAATTCAGAAGCGTTGGTTGTGATTTCTTTTGTCTGAACACATTCTATGAACTCGTTGGAATCATAACTTTTGATAACTTGTTGCATCTTATCTAAAAATAAGATATTACTCACTAAAGCACCGCCTTTCTATATTGAATCGTTAACTCATAGTTTGAACTTGAAAAATCTGTTCCAGTTGTCAATCTGATATTTTTAAAATCAGAATCAAGGTTTAAGAGATTATTGTTTACTTTTCCATTAAGAAAAGTATTGCCTGATTGGAAATCAAATTCCAAAAGGTCACCTTTTTTAGCCTGTGATGATTTCAAGCGATAAATTCCGTCAGTTGCAAGTAAACCATCTGTCAGTAATTTAAATGACAGCCTATCTGGTTTAACTGGATAGGGTAAAACTTCAATCACTTTATTTTTTACACTTTGAGTTTTTCCGTGTTTAAATGGATTACTACAAAGGACAGTAAAACTTGAAATGATTGAATTAGTATCTCCAGCCACATTGTCTGCAGTCTTGAAACGACCATAAAACGTATATTCCAGATCATCATTAAAAATAATGGGAACATCTTCTTGACGAATCAAGAATGCTTTTAAAGTATCAAACTTTTCTTGTAAAGCTCGAGGGTCCCTATCCTCAAGCTTATATTTTATCGTCAACTCCCGAGGAGGATATTTAACATTGGTTATCACTCCTCCTACTTGCATTTCTTGTGACTCAAAGCTGAGAGAATACATTTCTCGTCCCTCTACAGTCAATGTCTGATAACCTTCTATGAGTTCCTCTAACCAAGTCCCATCATAACTCATGGCACTGGTTGGAATAAAAGGAAGGTTGCGATAATGCTTCTGTTTTGTCGTATCTCTAAACTTGTACATTTCTACCTCCTAAAATCCCATATTTAAGTTAATTGCTTGACCTTGTTCATTTGAAATATCATCCACAAAGGCTTTAAAGATTTGATTCCCAAGCTTCACAGTAAATGAAGCCGGCTGTTTGCCTTGGTTAAGATTCACATCATGAGAAACTTGACTACTGATTGAGCGATTAGCAGCCGCAACATTTGCCCCAATATCCACAGAATAGTCAGAATTAATTGCGTTGGCAATCATATCCCCCATTCCTGAAACGTTAGATTGAACATCACGGAAACCTCCGGTTAAACCAGAATTCAAACCATTCATAATGGCATCACCAGCAGGAATTAAAAGTTTTCTGTCGACACGGATTGGCCCTTTATGCTTCCGAATCCAATCTCCAATTCCACTTATAAATTTCATCCCATCTTCCCACTTTTGTTTTAATCCTTTTACAAGTCCATCAATGATGGCTTTACCAATATCTAGCAAATTTATATTTTTTAGATTGTTAAATGTCGTTTTTACATTATCAATCAAATCACCAACACTTTGTTTCAAACCATCCCAAATTCCTTTGAGTCCGTTAATCATTCCGTTCCACAAGTCAATTGTGCCTTGTTTGAGGTTTTCCCAACCTTGTTTGACTCCATCAACAATAGCATTGGCAGAGTCAACGACCCACTGTTTAAATGAAGCCCATGTATCTTTGACCCATTGAATAGTAGCATTCCATAAATCAACGGTACCTTGCTTAAATGAATTCCAACCATTAACAATTCCGTCAACAATAGACTTGGCCATATTAACGACCCATGTTGTGAAAGCTCCCCAAAGGCTTTGAACTGTGTTTACAACTGTTGACCATATATTAGAAACAGTTTGTCCCCAAGCGGTAAAGAAACCAACTACAATTTGAACAAATGTTGAAACCAATGTTTGGATATTAGTACACAGCGTTTGCCAAAGTGTTGATAAATCTTCTTTAAATTGGTTAAAGTCCCCAGTGATTAAATCAATGAGTAACAAAACTGGTCCCATAACAACCGTCTTAATAATCTCCCAAGCTGAACCAAAGATAGTTTGGACTTGCCCCCATAATCCGCTAAAGAAATCAAGCATTGGTTGAAAGATTGTTTTGATTGTTTCAACAAATGGAGCTAAGGTTGTTGTAACACTATCCCAAGCACTAGCTAAGCCGCTTGTCGTGCCTTTCCAAAGATTAGCGAACCACTCCTTGATGCCGTTCCAAGCAATTTTCACACTATCAACGGCATCTTTAGCACCTTGGATTGTTCCATCCCAAAGCCCTTTCGCTCCGCTTTTGATGTTGTTCCAGGTATCACTGAACCATTTGACTGCGCTGTCCCAAGCTTTAGTAATATTATCCCAAACATCTTTGGAAATTTTAACTAGAGATTGCCATGCAGAACCTAGAAATTTTACAAAATTTGACCATATTTTCTGACCTGTTTTTGTTTGCGTAAAGAAATAGACTAACCCTGCTACAATAGCCGCAATTGCAATAACTATCAACATGATTGGATTTGCATCCATAACTGCATTAAAGGCCACTTGAACTGCAGTAGCTATCTTAGTGACAGTGTTCCAAGCTGTAATCGCGCCTTTCCATAGTTTATATGCTGCCACACCAGCTGTTATTCCAGCTACTAAAGGTCCAATCCAATCTTTATTTTGATTAACAAAATCAAAAAGAGTTTTAAACGCCCCAACTATCTTTGGAATCGCAGTAGCTACAATTTGATTAAATACCGCAAAACCTTTGATAATTGCTTGTTTACCTTCATCAAAAAGTGTAGAGATACCATTTTTTAACCCTGCATCTTTCAAAGCGTTGTTAATCGTTTCAACTGTATTTGCCATACCATTTACTACGGCATTACGCATATTAGTGAATGATGTACCAATCCCACCAGATGCTGTTCTCGCAGTTTTCGCAAATCCATTCGCCCCACCATCTAACTCTACAAATCGCTTATTCAATTGTTCCATGGTAATGTCACCAGACTGAAGCTTGGCGTATAAATCACGTTCAGCACTTTTACCCGTGAGACCAAATGATTTAGCAACTTGTGTCAAAGCGTAGGGCATAGTTTCTTGAAGTGTTCGCCATGACATTAAATCAACTTTACCACTAGATAACATTTGACTATATTGCTGAACTCCTCGGCTTGCATCTGCAGCACTTGCGCCAGAAGCTAGAAAAGCATCGTTAAGAGCTGTTGCTGTTTTAGCACCACTCGTTGCGCTTTTCTCTAAAATCGCAAAGCTTTGAGAGCTTTTCGTCAGTTCTTGAAGTGAAGTAGGTAAACCATCAACACCTTTTTTTAGTAATTCGGTTGACTTAGCAACATCATCAGTAGAATAGCCCATTTGAGCCATTACTTTCGGATAGGCGTTTAACGTATCAAAACGGTTAATTGCACCATCCAATGAACTTTTTACCACACCAATCGCAGAATCAACAAGTTTAAAAACTCCAACCCCTTTAGCAATATCTAGGATAGAAGTATTTGTATTTTGTGAGTTCTTGTCCAATGTTCCCATTGAACTATCTGCTTTATTCATGGTTGAAGTGAAATTTTTATCAACAGCACTCAGAACTGCTTCTACACTATAAGATTCCATGTTTTTCCTCCTTTCTTACTTATTTGCTTTTTTCATGAGGTTAATTAGTTTGTTGTCCTTTTTAAAAGTACTGTCCGAAGTTTCAATTCCTAAAATATCATTTTCAAATTTTTCTTTATCAAAAAACTTCTTGAAGGTCGAATAAACTGGAACTTGCTTCTTACCTTGTTGCTTAGTTGATTGAACTTGCCAATTTGCCCATGCTTGTTGGTAAATAAATTCTTGCTCATCAAGTCTTTTTAGCCTATAAGCTTTCAGTCTTAATTCATACTCCGAAATGGTCATGCGCTCTATATCTCTTAGATTAGCAATTTCGAGATAACGCAAACAATTTAACTGAACTTGCTCATAGAGTTTGTCAAAATCTGTTATTGTAGATTTTTGCTGACTTCTTTCTCGAAGTTCAACGTTTTTTTCTTGGTAAATTCCGACTTTTTTAACTCTTCGAGTACTAAATCAAAAAGCGCATCAATACCATTTTCTTCAATCCATTCAACTATCCCTTTCTCAGAGACACGAGGATTTTCTGTTGCATTCGCAGTTTTTAGCATTTCAACAAGTGTTTCGATATCTCCGCTAAAGAAGTTCATCAAAGCATTATCTAAGCCGGCTTTTAAAGTCATCCCACGCTCTGTGACTTCATTTTTTTTATTCAATTCCTTAATGAATCGGTAACCAAAGATAAAAACATACTGTTTTTCATTAATTGTTAATTCCATTTTGATTTCTCCTTAAAAAAATAAAAGAGAGACTAAGCTCTCTTTTAACTCGTTTTTTATTATTCAGCGTCCCCTACGGTCGCTTGACCGACTACGGGGGTATTAGGGTGTAGTCTCTTTTGCTGTATCTTTGAAGACATACTGAACAACATTAGCTTGTTCTTCAGTTAGTGTGGCATAGCCCTTTTGAGGTTTACCGAACACTCCAAATTCTAAACTCAATTCAAGCGCATCTTCTGAGTTAGGTTCATAAGAGAAACTTGTAAGATAAGCACGAAGATATTTCGCTTTGTACTTGCCTGTGTCTAATCCGAGAGTTGCTTTTTCAGCTTTATCAATTTCCCACACTTCAATAATTTCTGCATCATCAAACGCTTTGTCCATTTCGTCAAGATGTGGGTCACCATTTGCTGCAATAGATGTGGCAGACAAACTATATTCAACTTCTGCAAGAGCACCAACTGGTCCATCTTTAGTTGCTGTAGTGTTGTAATCTCGAGTTTTTTCATTCGAGTGTTCTGTTTGGAATGCAAGTTTCCAAGCCGCTTCTTTTGATGCTTTACTAAGCACACGATAGAGCAAGATAATATCTTTACCCTGTTTAGCTGTTAATTCTGCCATATTAAATCTCCTATCTTAGTCTAAATTCTAAGTTAATCAACGCTCTTTTAAGCGGTGTATTTGTTGTTGTATCGTCCAGCATTTGAATGGTACTTGCTTGTGAATTCAAAGCCCAAGAATAGCCATCTGTGGCACTTATATTCAATGCTTGATTAAATATATTGCTTGCCATTTTTGAAGCTAGTACACGGCCTGCTTTTTCGGCTTTATTCCAAACAGACAGCGAAAGACTTACTGTGCCTTTGATATCTGTTTTATTTGGTTCATGAATTATCTGAATACTTTCCATTTCAACAAACGGATAGCCCACTTCATTCATTTGCTTATAATCATAAACGGTATATCCTAAGGCTTGTATTCGTTTGAACAATTCGTCAAAAATAGATTGGTCTCGAGTTTTAATCATTTCAGCAACCTTTCTAAATCTTTAATGAAAAGACCTTTTTGCTCATTATAAGCAGGCTTTACAAAGGGTTGAGCAGATTGAAAACGTGTTCCGTATTCAACGTATGCGGAATAATCTGTGTGTGGTCCAGCTTGTCCGCTGAATCCACCTTCTGTCAACTCCATTTTTATGGATCGTTTCATATATCCGGTATCAACTGGAACAAGTTTCTGCATATTCGCTGTCATATTTGAAGTGTTAGACTTTACAACTTGTTGAACACCCTTTAAAGATGCTGCTTTATCCAAATGCTTTACAAGTTGGTCAATCCCTTTAAAAGATAAGCTAGATTTCATTGACTTACCTCCTGCAAAATAAAAGTATTGCGCTCGCTTGGATTGCGGTAAGTCATTAAAGCCCACTTTTTATTATCAAACTCAATGTAATCATATTCTGGCATAGTAAAAAGGGGCATCATTCGCATGACTTTTGCCCCTTTTTTAATATCTCCAAAAACTTCTACACTTCTGTCAGTTCCAATATCAGTGATGTTTGCACTAAATACTGATCGAGTTGGTTCTTTTTCAACCCATTCGCCTAAATCGGGGTCATAGTGGGAGTCGGGCGATTCTTTGATAAAAGTAACTTCATCTAAATATCTCAATACAATCTGAACCTACCTATCTTCTTATCGCCCTCAGTTTCTTTTGATTTTCGCCATGATTCAATTTCATCGGCATACTCATCAAAATCAGATTCTGAAAAGGTCATGCTTAATCCTTCTTGTGAGTAGGACTGCATGCCTTCTTGACCGATACGATTAAAATGCTTCAAGGAAACGTCCAAAACAACATATTCTAGTTCTGATGGTACTTCTTTAAGGTCAGAACCAAGAATAAGCAATAGACGTTCACGAGTGCGTTTTTCGATTACTTCCAAGCGCTCATCCGATGAACCGCCCAAAAGCTTTTTTATATCATCAGTGATAGCCATAAGCAACTCCTAATTTTGAAATCAAATCTTCTTTCTTATCGTTTTTTGTATATTCTATCCCTTTAGTTTCAAGAAGCTCTTTTAGCTGATTAACGGTAAGCGTCGTTAGTTCATCATTTTTCACTTGCTTGGTCGCATTTATGTTTTCATATTTATGCAAGTGGCGACTTAGTAGCCGTCCCATTATACACCAGGCGTAAATGTGATATTAACAACTTTTGTTAAATCATAGAGATATTCTGCGTAATGTTCATCTGCAGTAATTACAGTTGTTTTAGTAACAATATCACGGTCAGTTTCTACCTGAACTCCACGTTTTAAAACTAATTTCAAAGCTGGGCTATTTGAAACAATCTTGAACATTAGAGCTGAACCCTCAGCTAGTTTTTTAGATCGTACAATTTGAGCGCCTAAAACATCAGCGTAAGTTCCATTGATAAAAGCATTTGCTCCTACTTCTGAACCAATTTTTTGTGCGTTTGCATCTTTACGAATTTTTGCCGCATCTTTAGGATTGACGATAAGAACATAGGCTTGTGCATCCTCATCATTAAAGATATCCAATGCAGCTTGAACCCCGTCAACGTTTGCTTTAGTAGAAACAGTTTGAGAGGTAGTCTTAGCTGCGCTCAATAAGTCGTCATCGACTTTATTTGCAAGAGATAGCCCAAGTTGTTTATTAGATTCTCCAATTGGATCACCATAACCAGATAATGCGGCTTCATCCGTGATTTCTGTACCTTTTGCAGCTTTTTTAATTGTTACTGACTTAGTAGTAGTTCCGATTTTATCTAACGAAATAGCTTCGCCTTCTGCAACATCAGAAGCATCTCCAATATAAGTAAAAGCTGGGAATTTCAAAGTATTACCTGGTTGTCCTTGAAGTGTTGTGTCAACTTGTGCAAGGGGTGCAAACCGAAGTGCTTTATTCAATTCGTATGAAATAATTGGTGCAAGCACCTCTGGATTTACTAAGTCTGCAAGTGTTGTTTTTGTTTTTGACATTTTAATAGCCTCCTGTTATTTTTTTAAATTCATCTGGATTAGATTTTGCTAATTCAGCTTTTTCAGCATAAGTCATTGAATCAAATTTATCTTTATCGACTGATACTACATTGCCAGGAACACGTTTAGGCGTTGTCCCTGTGTTTCGTGCTTTTTCCCATTGTGAGCGTTGATTATCAAGCAAATTGAGGAAAGTTTTTACATTGCTGTAAGTTTTTTCTTCATCAACATCAACTAACAATCCTAACTCCGCAGCACTCAAAGCAATTCCACTTTCTTTCAACACTTCATCAGCTTGACTGGTAATGTTTGAAATTTTGATTTGTGCTTTAAGGCTTGCGATTTCATCGTCTTTAGCTTTTTGAAGTTCAGCAGCTTTTTCTTCGTCAGATTTTTCTTTAACTGACTTTTTGCCACCTTTTTCAAGTTCTTCAATACGAGCCAGCGCTTGGTCAAGCTGTGTTTTTGTTTCATTTTTTTCAGCCTGCTCTTTACCGATTCGTTTTTGCAGCTTTTCGACAATTTTGTCATTGTCAGTTGATTGTTCTTGTTGCTCTTCTTCATTCGTTTCTGTTTCAGTTTCTGAACCAGCTTCAGACGTCTCATCGACTGCTTCTTCTGCGAACAGTTGCAAATTAAGGGGTAAAAGTTCTGTTTGTTCCATTTCTGGTTCCTCCTACTCGCATTTAAAGACTTGGGAGTCTGATTTTCTCGTGTTTTATTTAGTGTCCACAACGTTCGGAAACGGACAAGAAAAGCGCCTGTCAGTGACAAACGCTTAGTTTTGAATATTCAGCTTTCCTGCTTTTATAATATCCCCAGCAACATCACCCAAATTACTATTTTTAAGACTATCTGTTTTTATTTTAAAATTAGTCCCTGATGTTTCTACATAATCAATAACAATAGACAAATGTTTTGAGCCATCTTCGTAATTCGTATTATCTACAGAAACACCAGTAATTTTTTGATTAGCTACATCTCCCAATAGCTCATTTGCAATAATAAATAATTTTTTATCATTTTTATTCATTGAAATCTATCCTTTTCTTTTATTGCGCAATTCTTCAATCGCTTTGTCAGCTTCTGCCCTATCGTCAAAAGCTTGCTTGTACTCATCTTGACTGATTACTTTCCTATCAAGTAAATCATCCCAGAAACCTTTATCATCAACATGCGGTGCGGTGCTACATCTACAAAACGGATGCATGTTTGGTGCATTAATACCAGGCGGCATATCTTTTAATTTGAATATTTTACCATTCAATGCCCCACAGATAGGACAAGCTGACGGTTCAGCAATATATTCATAACTTTCAATATCCGCTTTTTTATAGCTTTCTTCTTGAATAGCCGTTTGAATTCTCGTTGTTTCTGACACAAGCAATCGTTGTGCGTTGTAAGTCGCATTAAGCTTTCCTTGTTCAGTCATCAGCCTTTTAAGTTGTGGGGCCAATGCTTTTGGATTGATTCCGCCAGTTACTGAACGAATAAGAAGTTTTTCAATATCAGCTTTTAATTCAAATTGATATTGCCAAAGCTTGTCAGAGAAACTGGCGAATCCTTCGACTTTATAACTTCCATTAAGAACTGATTCAACTAAACTGTTATATCCTTTCTTTGGAACACTTAGACCAAGAATTCCGGCTTGTCTTTCAAATTCTGTGAGAGCTACGCCAGTCAAATTCTTTGAGAAATATTTGTCCAAATCGTCAAATACAGCAATCAATTCTAAACCAATATTTGCTTTCAGGAGTTCTAAACGATTCACTCTCATGGTCAAGTTATAAAGTTTCAACGATTGATTTGCTTGGGGCGAAAAGTCTTTTTCTTGAACGTATTTCTTAGCTTTATTGGCGAATGCTTCGACATCCATTTTATCCGCACGTTTCATGGCTTCACTAATAGAAATCCCTTGACCGTTCGCAAAGTTCTGCCAGTTGGCGTTGATTTCTTTTTGAATAGCCTCTTGAGATTCAAATAATTTATCCCTGATTTGATTCATGCGTTTAGTGTCATCTTTGATTTGTTGCGCCTGCCACGCTTGCTCACGTTTTATCCAGTAATCAGATGAATTCATAGGTTACTCCTCATTTGTTTCAGAAACTGCTGGATCTGTTCCTTTTTCACTAGATTGCTTGTCCTGGTCAAAGATAGGTATAGAAGAATCTTCTTTTTTAATTTTCTCCATTTCAGCTTGGACATCTGGGATAACAGAGATGACACTTAAAGCAGTTTCTTCACTAGTAATACCTTTTAGAATATTAGCAGTTTCTGCTTGCTCCTTGAGGTCTTTTGGCTCATTACGAGTAAAGGTATACTCAATATCTTTCCAAGCATCTTTATTTGAAACATTCGTACTTAACTCACAAAATAGTTTGTATCGACCATTCAAAGAAGATTGGAACTTACGTTGAAATGACAAAGCTAAGTTGCTCATTGCTTGAAGTTTGTAGGCTAACGAGATACCACTTGATGACCCGAAAGATTCATCGGAGATATTCGCAACCATTGTTGTTTGGAAAATTAATTTAGTCAGTCGGTCCAATAGATTTTCTGTCTCAGAATCACTATCAGGCTTTTCTAAGAATTTAACATCTACTTTTGAAGCAGAACCACTTTGATTATTTTGATTCTTATCATAATAATTAATTAGACGATTATCTTTGATATTTTTAGCATCTTCTTCGTCTATTTCTGCTCCCATGAAAACCAAATACTGATCACTGAAATAATCAACGTCATTTGCTTTTTCACTAATAGCTTTATTAAAAGCGTTGACTAATGAAATAACAGATTCAAAAATACTCATTCGTTCTTCGTTGAAATAGAACTCTACAACTGGCAAATCTGGATATGGGTTGTAAGTCTTTTCTCCAAAGCTAATCTCATCATTTTCTCCGCTGATTTTAATAGTTTCAAGTAGAGTATAAACTTCTCCATGAAGTTTTTTGTCCTCGTCAATACCATATCTCACGGCAAATAAAGGCTCTTGTTTGACTGTATCGTCATAGACCATAAACATATTTTCTGGACTATTATAAACAACATTAGTTTGTGTCTCTTCGTCTTGATACAAGAGTTCAAATGCTCGACCATAAATACAAGCCATCTTTGCAAGCTCTGACTCTTCATCTTCCATGTCATTCAGGTTATCAAATTCTTGTAGTTTAGAAAGTATTTCTTTATCTGAATGAGACTTTTTAACTGGAATCCCATTAAAGTAACCTGTGAAAGTATCAACGATATATTTAGTGAAGTTATTAGTTAAACGATTGTCAGGCTTCCAAGAATCTTTTTTTGGTTCATCATCAATATCCATGATTCCAAGATACATATTTTTCAAGTACTCATACCGAGCAACCTCTAATTTATGTTTTTCCATGAACTTGTTAACCACTTCAACTGTGATTGGCTCATCTTTTGAAAATGTCATTAATTTAGGTGGTTTGTATTTCAATTAGAAATCTCCTTTTATATTTTAAATGATTTTAATCCGGCTTTTATTCGCTTACCACTCATTGTCTCAGCAATCCCGGTTGTTGCATCTGGCGCATCATCGTGTTTATTTTTACCTTCACGTTGATAAGTCGTCATTGCTTGATAGTATTCTGGAAACCTCGTTCTCCAATCGTTAGGAAAGCGAACATGCTGCTCTATCCAGTAACTATTGGAATAAATCCGAGCTTCTTTATTATTTCCTTGGAAGAAATCTTCCACAGCACAAGCAACTTTACCTTGAATCTTATCCCTGACAGAACGAGCAAAAGACCGACCGCCATTGTTGCGCTCGATTCTTGATGCATTTACTCTGTTATTAATTAATTGATTGGCCACTGCGTTTTCTGTGTACTCCATCGGCTTTTGAGTGTAAATAATATCCAACACATCCGCAAAGCCGTCTGAGGTTTCACCCCACACAATCGAACAGAGATAGTCTTTCCCAGTGTCTGCAGTATCGCAATAGTTCCATATCTTTTTATAATCTGAACGAGCGTTGTAAGTTTGAAACTCTCCGTATAGTCGCCCTTTGATATCAATTGGTTCTTGTTGGTAGTTTGCGCTAGCGATATCAGCACCCATTGTTTTTACTTTGCGCTTATAATCTTCAATATTTAGGATATCATCACAAAGCATTTTATTTGTTTCTTCGTTAAATGCTTTAAAATTAATATGCTTTACTCGATACCCATTCTTAGGCAATTCACGCAAAGCACGTCCAGCTAAATCTTCACTATGCCAACGAGTCATATTGATTATGATTTTTCCGCCTGATTCCAAACGTGAAAGCATAGTATTAACAAACCAATCCCAATGTTTCTCTAAGACAGTCGCATTGTTAGCTTCCTCAGCATTCTTGATAACATCATCAATAATAATAATGTCAGCACCAAAACCTGTTGCAGTCCCTGTTGGAGAGGTTGCCAGATAGTTATTATAGCCGTCTGACAAACTCCAAAGGTTTTTCGCAGCATCTCCGTCTTTAATCTTGGAATCAAAAATATCGGAGTAAACAATCTTATCCACATCCGCTTTATTTTGTTGAATAGTATTACGAACATTTTTAGAGAAAACTGTTGATAGAATTTCGTTATATGAACCAGTCATGATTTTCTTAGTGTGGTCATTACCAAGCACCCACTCTACAAATTTACCGAGCGTGAGAGACTTTCCGTGACGTGGCGGAAGATTCAAAACTAAAATATCGTGTTCATCATCATTTAGAAATGACTGAAATTCTTCGCACATCGTCATTAAATAAGCCCTATCACGTTTATAAAAGCTTGGCATGATGAGATTACAGTAATCAAAGAAAAAGCGCTTAGACAGCTCAATTTTTGCCCCTAGCGCTATTTTATCCATCACGACTCGCCAACTTTCTAAGCTCTTCTTCTGTCAAGCCTTCATAAGGGTTTGAAACCTTTATTCCTCCAGACAGCTCCGTTTGACTTTTATCCCGCCATTCGTTAGGCTTTCGGTTCTTGAGCCAGAAAATTGCCGCAGTTGTATCTGGCGCTTGTTGTTTAGTAACTTCTTTTGTTACCAATAAACCAGCATCCGTTAATTCTTTTGTGATTTCAACAAATTCATAACCTAAAGCACGTTTTAACAAAGCATTTTCGACTTGAATGTCAACAACTTCTTTACCCTTTTTTAGGGACTCCAAAATCTCCAGATGACTTTTTTTCCAATTACCCAGAGTTGAAACAGCAATCCCCATATTATGAGCGATTTGCTCCTCTGTTAAGCCGTCTCTTGCCCAACCTTGAATTTTGAGCAATCCTTCTTCTAAAATCCATTCCTCATATTTAGCTTTTGCCATTTCTCCTCCTTTCATCAACAATAAAAGGCTGCCCATTGGACAACCTGTAATATAAATGAATTTCACATATAGTATTATTGATTCTCTTCAGCAAAGAATCTAAGAAAGTCTTTACCAAATTTTGAAATTCTTAGATTTTCTCTTGGTCGATATTCTTTGATATCTTTTAGTTTCCCAAACTCTTTGGTATCAAACTTTCTGGGATTTTTAAAAGAAGCGAGAAGTTTCATATTACCATTGAATACTTTCACAAAATCCTTAAAATGCTTATCAAATTTTTCTTCTTCCGAGTCTTCCAATAAGGAAATTCTTTGGAGATTCTTTCTTACTGCATCATATTGATGATATTCTATCCCAAACTGTTCGAGTATCTCTGAATAATTAGCTGCCGAATCTATTTCAAGATAAGCTTTTCCATAGAGTTTGAGAACACTTATATCTAAGATGGTTAACTGTTCCAATGTATCATAATAAATGTATGCTATATCTTCGGATACAGTATCAATCTTTGTCATGTTTACAAAACCATTGACAATATATGAAATTTTTTCTTCTTGATTTGTTTGAATAGCCTTCTCATAAGCATAAACAGCTAAATCGTCTAAAATTTCTTTTTGTTCAATCGTTTTGCTAGACATATTTTTTTCAATATCTTCTACTCGCTTTGCAATTTCAGATATAAATTCATGCTCATTTTTTATTTTTCTTTTTGTGAAATAGCTTGATGCTATATGTCCTACAAATGGAACCATTTCTATAGCCGTGCCTCCTACCACTTCTAGTCCGAATTGCAAAGAGCTTTCAGAAACTACTTTAGGGATCAACTCCCCTAACTGTTCTTTGGCAAAATCTTTTCCAGTTTCTATTAACCCTTCAACAAAACCTTCTTTAATCTCTTTGTTCATAACATACTCTCCTTGAAATTTAATCAAGTATAGTATATCAAAAATAGCCAGCGTAAACTGACTAATAAATAATTTAAATATTTTTCCATGCATCGGTATTAAGCAATGCAATCGAATAGCAAGTCAGGGAGTCGAACCCTGAGCGCCTACGTTTCCGTACCATGCTTACTACGCTGTAAGCCCTTGACTCCTAGAAAGTCCTATGGGTTAGTCAGCAAAGTCTATGACGAGATAGACAACAAATTAAATAACCCTGTTGTGAATGTAACGACAATCACTGTACAGTCGCAAGTTGCCAAGCTGTTTTTATGGATTCAAACCAAGGGAATATTATTATCAACCCATTATGTGACTGAGTGAGATTCGAACTCACGCCTCTGCACTAAAAGTGCAGTATCTTAACCCCTTGACCATGCAGCCACTAATATGAAGCAAATTCAACCTTACTTTTCCGAAATTTGTGCTTTTGCCTTTTACTTCATAATACAAGTATATCAGCAAAAACAAGGGTTGAGGTGCCAATTTTAGGCAATTTCGATTCTTTTTTTGCCTATTTTGTCCCTCTCAAATTAAGTGAATAACAAAAGAATAGATGTCATTCCTAAATTTATAATAAGCAGCTTTAGCTTTCTTCTGTGGAACTTCAAATCCTTGAACATCCAATTCTTGCATTACTTGATACCAGTATCTGCCATTATATCCTTCACATTTTAGTCTTATTACCTCCTTTTCAACTTGAATCAAAGGTAGATACCAGATGTCGATTTGTCTTATCAATTCTCTTAATCTGATTAATTCCTCATCATTTTCAAGCGCTTCTTTATTTAAAACATGACTTTCAGGCTCCGAACCACCGGAATAAGCTGTGCGGATGCCTAAGTTATCTACTTTTTGCTTATAAAGATATCTACTTTCAATTGATTTTATTCTGGCTTCAAGTCTGCCATTAACGTAATCTCCAATAATTCTATCTAACTTATCTGCCATTAATCAAATTCTCCTTTTGTGGTATAATTAAGTTAGAAAACTTCTTGCCGAAGCCCATTGCAGTGGGCTTTTTCTGTCTATTTTAGTTCTTGATATTTCAAGTAACAAAGTATCAAAAATAAAATTAATAAAATTGCTATCCCGAAAATAGCTGGCGACAGAACCCAGAACCAACTCCAATTAATTGCATTTATCAATTTAAGTACAATAAATACAATTTGCAATAATCCGAAGAAGCCTATGCCCCCACTATTCGATGATTTATTACTCATTATTTATTTCTCCTAGTTGAGTTTAGCGAGTTCCTAGCTCAGTATGATATAATACGTGTGACCACAAAAATTATCCATAAAACTTTGTTCTATTAAGCTCGAATTTGGTCAATTCGGGCTTTTTTTGTTATAGTTAAAGATTTTTTAATAAATCAAATTTTATAGTCATCAATTAATCAGTAGTATAATGAATGTGACCATTCAATAGTAACTAATAATTTTTACAACAACCGCTCAAGCTTGGTCAGCTTGGGCTTTTTTTTCATTCAATCCCTCCCCACTAGTCATTGACCAGCGATATTAGTTTGTCTGTCATTTTGAGAACTCATCAAACAGGCTAATTTGACTTTCCCTTTCTTCTGTGAGTGGAATCCAGTCAGGAAATTTACTTTCAATATGTTCAATTGCCTGTTCCGTCCATTCATGAATCCCTAAAAATTCCATTGCATCTTTGCTGTGAGGGATAACATTTATCTCTGAGAAACCAATCGGATTATTAGCACTGTTTTGAATGAAATAAACTTGTTTCACGGCCATTTCCAATGCATCACCATGAATGATTACACCATTCATTCCTCGAATTGCAAAAGCATGAATCAAGAATGAAATAGCTTCATCTGATAATTCTAATGCCTGATACCAATAGTTACTCGGTAAATAGTTAAAAAAGTCTGTATTCATTCGGTCATCTTGCCATTTTTGAATGATTAGAGTTCCTGTTCCTGCTCCAGTTAAATCAGCACCTCCAGAACCACCTACAAGCAACGCTGTGAGCTTACCAAGTTCATCTGGTGTATAATGCTGACCTTTTGCTGAAACAGCTGAATGAGCCATAAAATAGTCCCTAAAGAAATCAACTCCCATGTCATGGTGGATATTTAAGATTTTAGAGTAAAATTCTTCACGCCCTTTTTTATCAAAAACAAGTTCTTGAATTCGATTTGTGAAATTCATATGTTCATCAACATTGAGCATGTCATAGAATTGCTGCTCAGTAATTGTCATTCTCCGTCCTCCACAGGCACAAGCTCATAGCTTCCAGTTTGCATGCTGTCGATTTCTTGCTGGGTGAATTTATGAGCATCTTGTTTTTTAGGAGTAAAATTTTTATTACAATCAAGCCATAAATCCTCAACATGATCATAATCACCGACTACTAGCAACTCTTTAGCCTTCAAATAGAACAGCTGCGGTTTTTCGACTGTGTAGCCGTCTAGCCATGCACGCATATAATCTTCTTGGTGTTCAGAAATCCAAAATACAATATTTTGTAGTGTTTCTTCTGTAAAGCCAGTTTCTCCGTATGTTTCTGGATTTTTTAGTGGTTTAAGGCCTTTAGTTTTTAATATTTCTATCCACTCAGCAACATCTTCAGGCAAGACTGGCAGGGCTTGCTGTTGGTCTGTTTCATACTTTTCAAAAAATGCAATTCTGTTTTTTTTAAATGTTTCAGCATCTACTTGTCCAAGTAATACTTTTCCTGATAATTCAATCAAGTAGTTAAATTCTTCTTCAAACTTAGTCATTTTTCGTGTCCTCCAAATTCATCATCCATCCATATTTTCATTTCTGCTGCGTGGTTAACGTCACCAGTAGTTTCAACATACCAGTTAATCAACTCCCAACAATTTGCTTTTGCGTACTCTTGAGCAACTTTCTTTGTGTATAATAAATCTCCGTCTTTTGAGTCACAAAACTGGTTGAGGTTTGCCTGTACTGTGCTCCAAGCTGGCTCTTTAACCAAAACAACTTCTCCGACTGATTCAAATTCGCTTAGTTTCATCTAGCTGCTCCTATAATCCTAATTCTTCTTTTCTTGAGTTTTCGATTGCCATTTGCGCTCTGATATTTCTTCGCAACCTACGTTCTTCTTTTGTTTCGTGCTTTCTACGTTCTTTTTCTTTTGTTTCAATAAGTTCTTCTTCTGATGAGACTGAAAGCAATGGAAATCTTTTTCTAGTTTCTGCTTCGTTTAAAATCGCATGTTTTCTTGTTTTTCTGTAATCAAAAGCGTGCTTACCAACTTGGATATATGAATATACGTTATGTTTGCCAATCTTTAAAAATTGAGAAATTTCTCGAGCAGTTCCTGTCATTATGAATTCCCCTTTGTCATAATAATCATAAACAGAAGCGGGAAGTTTGCGCTCTTCTTTTTTCTTTTGTTCCATAAGCTCTTTAGTTTTTTCTTTATTTAAAATAGCGTGCTTATATTTAGGGTTAGCTTTTTTAGGGTCTTTCCCATTCTTTATCCATAATGAGATAGAGTTGCGGGAAATATCAAAGTAATCGGCTATCTCGTCAATTGTTCCGGTTGCTTTTTTTTCGCCTTCAATATAAGCATCAAAGACTTTAACTACCATTTTTTTATCCTAATTTTTTAATTTTTTCGTGAAACTCAGCTTGCATTTCCTGATTAAACTTGCTTTGTCTATCTAATTCAAATTCTTTTTTGGTTTGCTCACTCGATATATTTTGACTAGCAAGCTTACTGATTCGCCTAGCTTCATTTCTTGTGTCGTAATATCCCATAATTAAAGCCTTTCAAATTTATTAATAAAAATCACCACCAAGACTCCCGCCACTTAATTCAAAAGTCTCACGTTTAGCACTCTCAAAATATTTACTGATAAAATATTTTAAATCCCAATAGCTTGAACCACTGAATTTATAACCAAGGTTGGCTTCAATCATCATTACAGTTCGCCATTGTTTTACTGAACCAAAACCATAACGTTTGGAATGTTCTTCTCCGAATTCCTGTTTTTCTTTTTCTGTAATTCGATGAACGATTCTTCGCTCAGTAGGCGGCATTTCAAACATTTCATAGTCTTCCATTGACATAACTTATACCTCATATTTTAGCTTCTAAGCGCTTTTAGCTTGTTCGTGATTAAATTATCCATGAAGTGGTTTAAGCGCTCAATGTAACCGTAATTTTCATGAATTAGAGCTATTACAGTTCTATTTGTTTATCTTTGGTCAATTCTTCAAGTATTTTGTATAAATCTTTCCATTTCATTTGCTTTGAATGGTTGTATTTATTGCAAATATCTAAGTAAAGCTGAGAAAGTTCGTGATTGTGCTTAGTTCGACCGCTGATTTTCACAGACAATTCTTTGTGGTTAGCGTTGAAATTATTATTTCTTGCCAATCCATACATCTTTTTCAAAGTGCCAAAATTTGTTTTAATCATGTTAATCATGGTTTACACCTCTGTAATTTCAATTTCTATTCTGTTTTTCTCGTCATTAACCTTTTTAGCTTCAAGCCATACAATCTGGCTGTCGTCACTGTAATAACGCAACTTAGTCATATAATCTTGTAAGTTCTTCATAAGATTGTCTAAGTCAGGTCTGCTTGTTTTCCATTGCCACCAACGCTTTTTTTGCTTGATAGCGTAGAAGAAAGTAACGGATAGCTTCAAAGGAACGTTTTTTTCAAAGCACTCTTTCGGTTTATTTTTCATGAGTTGAGCTTTAAGGCTGTAGTTTTTTGTCCCTCTACGGTCATAGAATTGAAGTTTCCCTTTCACTTTTTTAATGCCTTTTTGCTGCTGAGTAGTTGGCATTTTATCCAATTCAAATTCAAACTTCATTCAAATCTCCTTGCTATTTCGTAAATCACTGGTACCGTCACACTATTTCCAGCTTGTTTGTATAACTGACTATTTGAATTTACTTCTTGTGCTTTATCAAAAGCCCAATCAGGAAAACCTTGCAGTCGCCAACATTCACGAGGTGTCAGCTTTCTAATTCTTATGCCTGATTTCAGCAAATTATTTTCGTGCCAAGAATTAGACGATAATGTCGGGGCAACTTCATGTTCTCCACCTTTGTTAAATCCTCTTGGTTTTTGAACAATAACTGCTTGGTTACAAGAGGTATCTAAGGTTTGAGCAACCTGTTTGCCAACTCTGCCACGTCTTGTTTTTGAGTTGGGAACTGAAAGATTGATACTATCTCCAAGGTTAGCAATTGCAAATCCTTGCTTTGTCGCTTCTTTAACTGCTACACCATGTCTATCTTGAGCGGTTAAAGTAAACATTGGGTCACCATCTTCTTTAAATCTTCTACCGTTTTGCCTTTTTTCTGCTCTGTCAGGAGTTAAAACTGGAATTGCAATCTTAGGCCCTTCGCCTTTATTAGTTGTCAAGGTAGGTGCTAAAGCATTTGAATCATAAACATTTCCATTCATACCATTCCCACTTGGATTTACATTTACTAATATTTTTGGTGCATTGTTACTACCTATACCTCTATTCTTGCTGTTTCCAGTAGTCCCACTAGACAATGTAGGAGATAAGCCTTTTGGGTTATATACGTTGCCATTTTGCCCATTAGAAGGATAAATATTTCCTTCTACCATTATCTTTGGTTCTCGTCCTCCGCCTTGCATTGTATTTAAAGTTGGGCTTAATCCTTCTGGCGAATAAACACGATTAGTTTCACGAGGCATTCCGTTTTCTTTGTTTAAAACCATTATTTTTGAATCAAGGTATTCGTCTTTTCCTCTGATAGGAAATACTTCTCGTCCACGTTCTCCTCTAAGATGTCCGATAATGAACACCCGTTCTCGGTTTTGTGGAACTCCGAAATTTTTGCTGTTAAGTATCTGCCATTCTGCATCGTACCCCAATTCATCAAGGGTGGATATGATAGTTCTAAAAGTTCGCCCTTTGTCGTGAGATAAAAGCCCTCTAACGTTTTCAAGGAATAAAGTCCGTGGTTTGATTTGTTCAGCCGCTCTGGCAATCTCGAAGAATAGCGTTCCACGAGTTTCATCAAGGAATCCTTTTCTTTTACCTGCGATGGAGAAAGCTTGGCAAGGGAATCCTCCGCAAATAAGCTCAACTGTTCCGCGTAAGGTTCTCCACTCTTCATTGCTGACTGTTGTAATGTCATGATATTCTCGTTCTCCTTCTGTGTTGTGAATTGCTTTGTAACTCTGCCGGGCAAACTTATCGATTTCGCAAAATCCTACACATTCATGTCCGGCTTGCTCAAGTCCAAGTCTAAATCCACCAATTCCGGCAAATAAATCAAGAAATTTCACTTGCTTCTCCAAATCTAGCAATTGCAGGCATCTGAGCCATACGATTAAGGATAAAAATAATCTCATGCTCAGTTTTCTCTGCCAGCTTCTGCTTTTTAATTCTTCCGAGTGGGTAATGCTCGTTTTCCCACTGCTCAATGATTATTGTTTTCATTTACTTTTCCTCTTGTCAGTAATTCCCTCAAATTTAATAACGCTATTTTTTGAGCCTTCCATGATTCGAGAAACTATTTTATCGTCATAAGATGAACGCATTTCTTTACCAGTAAGATTTGATGTGATAATCGTATTACCTTCTCTTGCGTTGTAAATATTGTAAATAACACCCTGTACCCAACTATTATCTTTAGAAAACGTGCTTTCAGTTCCTAAATCATCAATAACAAGCAAATCAACTGTTCGCATTAATGTTGTCAGTCGTTCTTCTTCTGCTTTGGTATCAGAGTAATTCCAACTATTTTTAATTTCTCGAATTAATTCACTAATATTGATAAACAATGTTGAGAATTTATTATCTTTAAGGTTTTCATTTACTTCTTGCAAGATGGCCATTGCTAAGTGAGATTTCCCTCTACCAGCTCCGCCAACAAACACAGTGTTAAACCTCTGACCTTGAGTGTACTCTCTGGCTATTCTTTGGGCTTGATTTAACACGTTTTGCTCTTCTAAGCCATTTGCCTTAAAAGTATTGAAACGTGCAAACCAGAGTGATTTCTTGCCTACAAGGCTTTGTGTTTTAAGCAAGCTATATTTTCCATACTTACTTTTATTCAAGAAATCTTCATTTGCTCTTCGCTCAGCACTTGATTGTTGGTGATGTTGGTATATTCCCTCTTTAGCACATTCTGTACAATAACTCATTGAGGTTACCTGCAAACCATCAACTAACTCGCCATGAATCAACGGATCATAATCTATACTTACTGGATGTTTATATCTAACAAGTTCGGTTTGTTGATGTTTTTCACAAAATAGACCTGTTTTAACTTCTCTCTTTTTATGGAACTCTCGGATTCCATCTGCCATTGACTGCATATATTTCTCCTAAAAGCCCAAATCCTCATCATATCCTGTATCTGCTTTGACTTCTTCTTGGTAATCCATGAACATCATGTTGGACAAGAAATTAACTGCATTTACACTATATTGACCAATTTCATCATCAGGATGTTCGTTTTTATAAGACTGTATGTAGTTCATGGCCCCAATAACTGCCTGTTCTCTTTGAAAAGAAGGGAGTTTTATAAACTCAGCAGTTGCTACAGCACGTTTTGAACGGTTTTTACTTGAAAAATTAATGAAAGTATCTAGAAATTTTGAAAGTAAAGAGTTTGAATCTATATCTCTAATCTCTATATCTTTCTTTAACTCTATATCTTTCTCTTTCTCTAACTCTATCTCTGTTGGAGCTTGGTTGGAACTAGTTGGAAGTTGGTTGGAAGTTGGTTGGAAATTTTCCAACTTTTTATCCCTTTTATATTTGTTCCAATTTGTTTCTTGTCCTATAAGCATTGGAACTTGAAGCATTTCTGCACTTCCGTCATCTCCTATTTGCAACAAACCTGCTTTTTGGAAATAATCTATAGCCAATCTGACATCATCAAGCTTTTCATCAAGATTTAATGCAATTTCTTGAGCTATATCTTGTAAAGTACCCTCATAATAGATAACTCCATTATTAGGTAAAGAAGATAACAACATTTGCTGGTAAATTATCACTAAAGTATCTCCACCAGTTACTGTTTTTCTCAAATTTTTAATGGCTAGATTTTTAAAGAAATTTTCATCTAGTTTTATCCAAAAATAGATTTTTGTTTTATTTTTTTGTGCCACGAATACTCCTTTCTTCTATATTTATTTCAAGTTTTATTTTTCAAATTAAAAGCTGGCGATGAGTGGTTATGTGTAAACACTAAATACTCATTGACTTTACGGCTCGTTCCGCCACCCTCCAGCACTAACTTAGTTAGAATGGTAGTTGGTCGTCTGAAATTTCCATTGGTGACCCACCAAATTGGTCATTAGCTTTTTGCTGTGTTTGCTGACCTCCACCGAAAGAAGCAAATTCTGGTCGTGACAAGAAAGATTTAATTTCAGTACCTGTCGCAGCTTTCTCATCTCCGTTTTTATCAATATATGTCCCAGTTCGTTCTTTTACTAAAATAAATACACGTTTATTTTTCAAGAAGTTAAGTGTTTGTTCGTTGTGTCCATAATCAATCGGCGCAATAGTTTGGTTGTTATCTTCAATGCTTACAAGGATTCTTTGCAAGTTGCCGTCTGACCAAGGTTTACCAAACAAAAACCAATTATTTGCAGTTTCTCCATTATTACCTTCAATATCAAACTTGAACATTGGATCGCCATTTTTAGATTGTTGATTTTTAACATCAGTAATTGTTGCAAGATGCGCTCCCACTGTGAATTGTTGTCCTGAAAGTGCACTCATTTCGTTTCTGTTAAATTTCATTATTTTTGTTCTCCGTTTTCTGTGTTTTCTTGTTTTGATTGTTGACCAAACTTAAATAAGTTTTCGATTTTGCATGCTATCCGCTCATCTAAACGATTCTTTGCATAGACACCGTCACTTCCTTCAAGTATTGCCCCTCTTCCGTGAGTTGCTGGGTTAACCTGGATTCTTCCTACCACATCAGTAAGTCCAAGTAATTGATTTAAGACTTGATTGCGGACATCGGGGATATATTCTGTCAGCTTGGTTCCATCCTCTAAATCAACATCTCTTTTAGATTCCCATGCTGTAGCATAAATGTTGATTGGTAGAGAATATATCTTTGAGATAAGTCTTAGAAAATAGTTTGTATAATCTCCATAGTCTTGAATTTCATTTCGAATTCCATTCTTACTATTCAGCCCTCGAGCAACAAACCAATCTTTCTCAAATGCTGTGAGATTATCAATTACTAGGGTATTGTAGCCATTAATCAAGTTCTTTGACTCGTTGAGGAATTCTTTCATTGATTGAATCGGTTCTTCTCTATTAAATGAAATGACATCTACATTTTTTAAGCCTGCAAGGACACGACTCGAGCCGTCTAAATCAAGAACCAAAGTTTTTCCAGATAATCCTTTAATTGCACTTGTCTTACCAAGACCTGGCTTGCCGTATAATAATACTCTCCAGTTTTCTGTTCGATTAATATCAGTTGCTTTAGTTATTTTTATAGCCATAATTTACCTCACGCATCCCATTTAAGAGGTGCTTTATTTTCAGTAATTACTACTGGTAATTCGTTTTCTATATCTTTTCCAAACTTTTCTATTAGTTTGCCTAATGGAATAGGTTCTACACAATCCCAACCGCGAGAAATTACTAAATCACGCTTCTGTTTATTATTCATTTTTAACACTCTTCGCTTGGCTGGTTCGCCATAACTCAAACGATTGAATTGTTGACCTTCATCAAGCCGTTTTTTAACCTCAGTTTCGCCCTTTTTATAAAGGTCAGCTATAATCTTTGCCTGAGCTAAAAATTCTGTAAGTGTGATATTGTCCATATCTTTTATAGCTGATGGATTCAAGTCAACCCTTTGTCCATCGCCATCTACTGGTATAAGTTGTAAGTCCATTTCAATTCTCCATTTCAAATTTTTAGGCATTCGTGGTATAATTTAAGTAGAAGTTTTGGCGAATTTCCTACTTGCTCTGCGTGCCATGCAGGGCTTTTTTGTTGTTTGCTCATACTAATATCCCCAGTCAGACAAGCACGAATTGAGCATAGCAGCTTTTTCTCGTTCTGTTCGTGATCTGCGGATAATGTACATTGTTCCGTCTTTTCTTCGATAAGTAGATTCAATAACTTCTCCAACTACTTCTCTTTTTTCTAAGTCATAATGCTTATATCCAGTGACTGTTGGAACTGTGAGGACTTCTCGTCCATTCATAATTTGTGTATGCATTATTTGCCTTTCTCTCTGAATTCATCTAAGCTGATGTCTAGTGCATCAGCTATTTTGACCATTGTTAGCCAACGAGGATTTTCAGAATTTCTTTTTTTAAATTGATGAATTTGTTGAGCACCAAGTCCTGTAACTTTTCCAAGTTCATACTCGGTCATATTTTTCTCAACAAGTTTAGTTTTTATCTTTGACCACAACATCTAGTGTTCCTTTCTTGTTTTTTACATAATTAAACACGATATATAGTATTTTATGTTGACTAAAATAATTTTTAGCAGTACAATGGGGTAGAATGATATACGTCACCGGTGTATTTATTCAAAATATTAGTGAAAGGAGTGATTATGGAAAGTTATATCATTACATACGATTTAAAAAACTCGAGCAAGAACTATGATGACCTCATTGATAAAATTAAAAATTATCCTAAATGGGCGCATGTTAACGAATCTGTGTGGGTCGTTAAATCTAATACTAGTGCAACGGATATTAGGAATAACTTAAAAACTGTCGCAGACAGTAACGATAGTTTATTTGTTGCCACCTTAACTGGCGTAGCTGCCTGGAGAAATATTATTGATGATAGCGATGTTCTGAGAGAATGTTTGTAGTTTTAAATTCGTCACTTTTGTGGCGTTTTTTTATTTCTACTGAGATGACGTCATCGTCAATATTTTTTACAACTTGTTTAATAAGTTGTTCTGTGTTCAAATCTCCAATTTTTTCACCTTGAACTTCTTCATCTATAAATAATGTTTTTGTTTTCATAATTAGTTCTCTTTTCTAGCGGAGTACCGCATTTAATTTCTTGGCAATGAGTTTAATCGCTCGAATGTTTTGTGTGATTAAGTCGTGAAATAGGTCAAACAAGATTTCCCCCGTTTCTGGGTTGACTATGTATGTGTAGGTCATGATTTTAGCCTTTCCATAACTGTGTTGTATGCATCCCTTACTCGCATTTCACCAACTCCATTCGGCCAAACTGTACGTGACTTGAATTCCTCGAACTCTTCTTTGTTCATACTATTTGTTTTGCCCTCTGACCAAAATGTTACATTTGGCCATGAAGTAACTGTTTTTGTTGGGCTTCTTTTATCCCCCATGTGCTTTCCTTTCTAGCTAGCTAAGTCATCTTGTTCTACAAGAGGTAAATAACCATGTTTTTTGAGTGTTTCATATAGAAACTTGCGCCCTTTTTGCTTCCATGTAGTAGTAATTGAAGTTCTCTCTTGACCTTTACTATCTACATAGTTTTGAGTTCGACTGCCAATGTAACCTTTACCCATATATCTTGAGTACAGTACCCATTGCTTATTAACTTTTCGTTGAATACGCAACTCGTTTAAAATTCGATTGAATTTCACAGCACTAAATCCATAATCCTGTGCAATCTGAGTAATTAGAATATCATCAGGGCTTTCAAGAATTAAATCAAGGTAAGTTGTTTTTTCAGTAGCTGCAGCAAGTTCTAGATTCAACTGGCTATTTTCTTTCTCAAGTCCAAGTCGTGCTTGTCGTTCCTCTTTTAGCTGTGTAGCAAGGCTAATCAGTGTATCTGGATTAAGCAGTACTTCTTCAAGCTTCGCATCCGTCATGTATGCTCCGTGTTTACGGATTGTCGGAAGTACTTCATGAGTAATCCAACGCTTGAATGGTTTTACCTCTTTTTTCTTACTGCCGATGATTGCTTCATAAAGTCCGCTTTCGTTGATGATTGTTGACTTCATATTCATACCCGACAATTTGTCGGTCATGATATCTTCTTTATCAAGTCGACGTGTCATTGCTTGAGTATCGGAATATTCAAGAATATCAGCGACATCTTTTGCAACAAACCAAGGTTCATCATCAATAAGTACAGTTCTTACTGGTAAATTGTTAAAATTAAAATTTTGTAATTCTTTCATGCTTCACCTTTCTAACTCGCTTTAAACCGATTATATTCGGTTGTTTTTCCTAAAAAAATAAAATCAATAGGATAGTCGTAAATTTCTGCCAATTTTCTTGCTAGACTCATGGGAATTTCAGTGCTATCTTTTTCATAACTCAAAATAGTTTGATAGTTTTTTCCAACAATTTCAGCAACTTCTTTAGCTGAAAAGTCAGCATTGGTTCTTGCAGCTTTTAGCTTGATTTTTGGTGGTATTTTCTCTGCCATACTAGCTCCTTTCTGTGTGTGTATTTGAATCCTCCAAGTGCTATAATGATTGAGTAAATATTTCTCAGATATTTACTTAACCATTATGGAAAGGAGGTATGTGTGAATTATGAATTGTAAAGTCAATCCAGAACTTTTTGCCCAATCGGTAGTTTCTTCTTCGAGTGAAACTGATGTTTCCGCTTTATTTAATTTGTACATTGAGGCGATGTCGGTCGCTCAAAAACACAATGAATTATTACCGAAAGAAAAGGGTAATTTAAAAAGTTTCAAATAAGCGCTCTAGTATTTAACTAGTGATGTATAAAGCTCAGCGATGGCTGCGACCATTGCTGGGTTTTCTTTAGTCTTTGAATCTATTAAAGCAGATATAATAAAATATGCAACTGCTTGATTTACAGTAATATTTTCCATTCCATTCTCCTTTCTGTTTATTAAATTTCTGCATACGCAGTAAGGGAAGTTCAGGAATCGAACCTGTTCGCCAGTCTTCCCTGCTCATTGTGAGCGATATCATTCTTCTGTGATATAATGAGTTTGAGTAAATATTCACTAGATATTGACTCAATACTATGGAAAGGAGAATTTACTATGGCTTACAAAACTGGAGAAAAACCTGGCAAAGGAACATACCGTTGCACTGCATGCGGCCAAAGCGTTGTACTTGACGATACTACTGACACTTTACCACCATGCCCTCGTTGTTCTGGAATTTCCTTTACCAAAGGTTAAAATTTCATCTAGAACCCTTCGGGATTCTTTTTTATACGCTAATTTCACGCTTGAACATGCAAATACATTTACCTAAAATATTTACCTGTATCCACGAAGCAGCCTTGCGGTTTCCTTTTTCGTCACGATACTTAGTGATATGATGTTTAATCATTTAATATATTATCCTTTCCGCCCCTCTGGGGCTTTTTATTTGCCAAACTTGCTACTTACGTCGCGGTGGATACGTCGTGTACCGTCATTTGAGCCCGTTCCGTCTGCCGTACTGAATGCTCCATGATTGTTCGCTTGTTTGACTTTATGAGTTAATTATAACACCGATTTTATTCGGTGTCAACTATAAAAACGATTTTATTCGATATTTTTTAGTTTTTATTATTTACACTACCGATTTTTTTCGGTATAATATATTTAAATATTAAAGGGAGATGGAAATGGGAAGATCAAAATTAACGCCAAGAGAAGAAGCATTAAAGCCTATTATTGCAGGTAATATAAAAAAATATTTAAATAAATTTAACAAGAAACCTGCAGATTTGCAACGAGGAACTGGAATAGCTCAAAGTACTATTAGTGATTACACTAGCGGAAAAACATTAGTTAATCCTGGTAATGTCGAAAAAATTGCTAGTTTCTTCGGGATTTTAAAATCTGATATCGATCCAAGGTTTAGTGATGAATGGTTAAATGAAAAAGAATTTCCTATTATAGAAAAAACCATCGATACAATGAAACAGCTTGAAGAGCCACGACAAAAAGTTGTTTTAAACACTGCAACCAATCAATTAGATGAGCAAAAACAGGAAAAGAAAAAAGAATCTAAAGTGATTCCAATTAATAAAATACCTGATGATTTACCACCATATATAAGTAGAAAGATATTAGAGAATTTCGTTATGCCTGCAAATACTATGGAATATGAACCTGATGAAGACATGATAGATGTTCCTATTCTTGGTAGGATAGCGGCCGGACTTCCTCTTGATGCAGTAGAAAACTTCGACGGTACAAGACCAGTACCTGCGCACTTCTTATCATCTGCCCGTGATTATTATTGGTTAATGGTTGATGGTCATAGCATGGAGCCAAAGATTCCGTTTGGATCTTATGTATTAATTGAAGCTGTTCCTGATGTGACTGACGGTACTATTGGAGCTGTTCTTTTCCAAGATGATTGTCAGGCAACATTAAAAAAAGTTTATCACGAAATAGATTGCTTGAGACTTGTGTCAATCAACAAAGAATTTAAAGACCAATTTGCTACACAAGACAATCCAGCAGCTGTAATTGGGCAAGCTGTCAAAGTAGAAATTGATTTATAATTAAATATACGAGCAATGTCTTGAACCTCGTTAAAAAGGTAAGTAAATAACGTGCGCCATCACAAAACTGGCAAGGAGAAATTATGGGATTTAAAGAACTATTAAAAGCAAAATCTTTCAATGAATATTTTGATGCAAAAAAAGACCATCAAAAAATGGAAGAAATAAAAAACAGAACACAAACCGATGTGCTAAAAAACGCTGGTGCATCACTAATTCCTTCTTCAATTTCTAATTTTGGTTTTAAATTGAGTAAGGATTCTATTAGCAAAGGATTTGAAAAAAAGCCGCTTAACGATGTTACTGCAAGACTAGAATCTGGTTCAGAACTTCAAGCACGAGTGACAATGACAAGGCTTGTTGCGCTCGGGGTCTTTGCTTTTGCTGCAAAGAAGAAAAAAGGAGGAGAGAAATATCTAACAATTGAAGGACCTGATTTTGTCTGGACTGCTGAAGTTAAAAGAGATAAAAAAGATATTGATAAAGCCATGAAGTTCATTAATCAGGTCAATACTAATTCAAAGATTTATTCAAAATCAATGCAAATTAATTCATCAACTACCAGTATAGCTGATGAATTAAAGAAATTTAAAGAATTACTTGATTCAGGTGCTATTTCTCAAGAAGAATTTGAAATTCAAAAAGCAAAGTTTCTTAAATAAAATAAAAAACCGCCCAAGTTTGGCGACGAGGGGCGGTTTTAAACTATAAAATAGTATAAAGGCTTTTAACAAGCTTTTTACTATACCATTTTATCAGAAATGAGGTACAAAAACAATGACTAAGAAAGTAGCAATCTATACACGAGTATCCACTACTAACCAAGCAGAGGAAGGGTTCTCAATTGATGAGCAAATTGACCGTTTAACAAAATATGCTGAAGCAATGGGGTGGCAAGTATCTGATACTTATACTGATGCTGGTTTTTCAGGGGCCAAACTTGAACGCCCAGCAATGCAAAGATTAACCAACGATATCGAGAATAAAGCTTTTGATACAGTTCTTGTATATAAGCTAGACCGCCTTTCCCGTAGTGTAAGAGATACTCTTTATCTTGTTAAGGATGTGTTCAAAAAAAATAAAATAGACTTTATCTCGCTTAATGAAAGTATTGATACTTCTTCTGCTATGGGTAGCTTGTTTCTCACTATTCTTTCTGCAATTAATGAGTTTGAAAGAGAGAATATAAAAGAACGCATGACTATGGGTAAACTAGGGCGAGCGAAATCTGGTAAGTCTATGATGTGGACTAAGACAGCTTTTGGGTATTACCACAACAGAAAGACAGGTATATTAGAAATTGTTCCTTTACAAGCTACAATAGTTGAACAAATATTCACTGATTATTTATCAGGAATATCACTTACAAAATTAAGAGATAAACTCAATGAAGCTGGACACATCGGTAAAGATATACCATGGTCTTATCGTACCCTAAGACAAACACTTGATAATCCAGTTTACTGTGGTTATATCAAATTTAAGGACAGCCTATTTGAAGGTATGCACAAACCAATTATCCCTTATGAGACTTATTTAAAAGTTCAAAAAGAGCTAGAAGAAAGACAACAGCAGACTTATGAAAGAAACAACAATCCTAGACCTTTCCAAGCCAAATATATGTTATCAGGGATGGCAAGGTGCGGTTACTGTGGAGCACCTTTAAAAATTGTTCTTGGCCACAAAAGAAAAGATGGAAGCCGCACTATGAAATATCACTGTGCAAATAGATTTCCTCGAAAAACAAAAGGAATTACAGTATATAATGACAATAAAAAGTGTGATTCAGGAACTTATGATTTAAGTAATTTAGAAAATACTGTTATTGACAACCTGATTGGATTTCAAGAAAATAATGACTCCTTATTGAAAATTATCAATGGCAACAACCAACCTACTATTAATACTTCGTCATTTAAAAAGCAAATTTCACAGATCGATAAAAAAATACAAAAGAACTCTGATTTGTACCTAAATGATTTTATCACTATGGATGAGTTGAAAGATCGTACTGATTCCCTTCAGGCTGAGAAAAAGCTGCTTAAAGCTAAGATTAGCGAAAATAAATTTAATGACTCTACTGATGTTTTTGAGTTAGTTAAAACTCAGTTGGGCTCAATTCCGATTAATGAACTATCATATGATAATAAAAAGAAAATAGTCAACAACCTTGTATCAAAGGTTGATGTTACTGCTGATAATGTAGATATCATATTTAAATTCCAACTCGCTTAATTGCGAGTTTTTATTTCGTTTATTTCAATTAAGGTAACTAAAAAACTCCTTTTAAGGAGTTTCTACTATTATATACATTTTATTTATGGTTCTTGCTGGACTCGAACCAGCGACCGAACGGTTAGCTACCAACTGAGCTAAAGAACCAAAATATGACAATCTGCAGCACATATCTTGATTATTATATTAGATATATGTGGACGGAACTGCAGATTATCAAGTGTTTGTAAATGAATGTTTTTCTCATCCACTAAAACTATTATACAACTTTTTTAATAAATAAAAAAAGCCACTCCGAAGAATGGCTTGACTCTAGGAATAGGATGAAATCTCACAAACATCCCGACTATATTATAGCATAAAAAAATCGCCCCAGTTAGGAGAGGGACGCTCGGAGTAAACTTTATGAAAAATTATATATTTTTGGGTAAATATAGTATATATCTACTTCCTTAACTAGAACAAAAAGCCCTGTTTAAGGGCAGACGTTATCTTATATAGGTAAGATGAATTCATTATACTACTTTTTGTATTCGTTTTCAAATAAAAAACACCGTCACTTAGTCAAAACGATGTTCTCGGAGTTATTTATAACCTTATGTAAAAGGATAAAATTATTATACAATTTACTGTTTCCGTTGTAAAGAAAAACGCCCTCGCTTTGGAAAAGGGCGCTTTATCTCTTCATAAACACTTAGCTATTTGTATTTGTAATTGGAATAGCATTCATGATTCCATTATTATAACAACATCAATAAAATGACGAAGTAACATTTGTTAACAAAAAAAGACCCCCAATTAAGGGGGATCAGTGTTAGAAGTTTAATTATAGCAAACTTCCTAACGAGTACAAAGAAAAACGCCCCGGAGGGCGAATTATCTAATTTTCATCTTCACCATTTTCTTTAGACTTTTTCATGAGTTCTGCAATATTCAATGTTGGAAAAACTATTGCTTCATTTTTATCTAACACTGATATCATTGATACTGTCGCTCTAAGGTAAGGCAACAAGATAGCAGTCCCATTAACGCTTAAATATTGATGTTTTTCTTCGTTTGATGTCAAATCTTCTCTGAATCTAAAGTATCCAGAAAGAATAACGTCGATTTTTCTCTTCTGTTCTTTTTGCGGAAGACTTATGTCTAATGTTACTATGCCAGCTTCTGCATCATCAGATAAAGCGCCCGATACCAAAAACTTCATTTTGGCTTTTTCACCTTCCTCTTCTGTAAGAAGAACATAATTTATTTTTTTTATTTCATAACTTTTAAATTCAATAACTGGAGCTTCCATTTTTTCTCTCTATAATTCTTATATCAAGCAGCTTCAACAATCTCGATATCAAACATGTTGGAAAATACAAGTGGCTTAGGTTCAAAAAGGCCTGCCTTGTTTTTTACATCTTCATCATTTGAAAATGTGTCATCAAAATTACACACGACTTCAAAAGATATAGTCTTATCAAATTCACTCACATATTTATCGCCTAGGAACTCTTCAAAACCTTCAGAGAATTCCTTAGCAAAGCTTGGATTGTCTAACTGAGCAGATAGCATTTTCAATTTAGTTAACATGTCCATCACTGAAACACCTCCTTATGCTTTGACTTGATTATATCATAATGACCAGGCTTTATACAATAGATAACCTTAGACTTGTTTGTTACTCTACTCTGTTCTAATAAATTCGTCTGCGGGGTACCTGGATAGTATGTCAAGGATCTAACAAGCTTACATCCTAAATAGTCACATAAATAATCTACTTTTTCTCCAAGAGTTTTACCACTGAACACACCTATTTTTGACAACCTTGATAAAATATTTTGATACTCTTTTTCCTGAGCATAATCCATCAAATCTAATAATTCATCTGTAGAATATTCAGCAGATATAACTAAAAGACATAGGTTCTTCTTACTTTCGTGTTTCAGCTTCTCACCTAACCAATAATTCGCATTCCCCTTATTATCCCAAAAATACATACCAGTTCCTGTATATTGATTATCCGATTCATGTACACTGATATTCAACTCATTATTATCAATTAAATTATTAACCTTAGCATGTGTATTAACATGATATAAAGTGGTTTTCTCTTTCATACTAAAGTTATTATAGCATAAATATTAGAAAAAAATACCCGCCGAAGCGGGGTTTAATTTTAATAGTTTAATGTTTGACCAGCATAAATCAAATTAGGGTTTGAAATACCATTCATTGAAACTAAGTTTTGAACTGTTGTTCCCAAGCGACTGGCAATTGATGAAAGATTATCGCCTGAGCGTACGGTGTAAGTTCGTGCTGTAGCCCCAGATTGACCGCCTGTGAAGCGGATAACCTGACCAGAGTAAATCATATTAGGATTGGATAAATTGTTCTGACGTGCTAATTCTTGCCAGTTTGTGCCCCAATTTGAAGCAATCCCACTAAGTGTATCACCTTGTTTTACAATATAACTTTTTGCGGGTGTCGTTGGCTGGCTTGTAGAAGCATCAATAGTTTCCACATCATGAACGGATAACCAGCTCATAATACCATCAAGCAAGACAGTATCTCCATTCTTCTGGATGATTTTATGTGGTTGACCTTTTACCCATTGAGGAATTGTTTCTCCTGTGGCATAATTCTTAGCGCCAAAGTTTACTTTAACCGTCATTCCAACTTCTACATCGTTTCCTTTAACTTCATTGGCTTCTTTACCATTTTCAATGGCCGGTGTAGCAGTATCGGGTTTAACTTCTTGGCCTTGCTGTTTTCCGTATCCATTATCTGTGATTCCTGTTAAATCAACATTTCCATCAAGTCCGCCAGCAACATAAGTTGATGTGAACTGGAATACTGAAATTCCGTCCATACTTGGGAAGAAGCTATAGTTTGGAACTGGTGTTACTTCATAATTTGGATAAGCCGCAATCCATAATGAGTTAGGAAACTCTTTGATGATTTGCTTATAATTGACATGAGCCAAAGTGTAAGGCTTATCTGAATAATACATTGGAGTATATCCAGCCGCTTTTACTCGACGCATTCCGTAAAGAATCGCATCAGTATTGGCCTGTTTATTTCCACTTGCTCCACCTTCATAGTCCAAAGCTACAATAGAATTCTTTGGTGTTTTAATTCTTGGTAAGTAACGATCAAGTGCTGCTTTTGCTACTTCTTGAGAGCCTCCGACTTGGTACCAAATATAAGTGTGCGCTCGTTTACCTTGAGCAATTGCTGAAGCTACTTGCGTTTCATAGGTGGCTTGGTCTACAAAGGTTCCACCGTAAGTCCCTCCGATTTGGCTAAAAGCAAATTTATCATGAGCATAACCAAAGTTCCCATAATCTCCATTATATTTTGACCAGTCCACCCCTTGGTCACCGACTGCCGCAAATACTGGTCCACTTGCTGCGACAACAAAGAAAGCTACCATTCCAATGGCAGCTTTTTTAATTACTTTTTTCATTTGTTTTCCTCCGTATCATTTGGCTGATTGTTATATTTAACCGCACTTACTCCAGCCAATGTTCCCAAGAATACCGTGAATGCATTCAAAGTAATGATAGCTAAATCAGTTCCACCCCAACCGTAGGCTTTGCCAATTACTCCAATAAATACACTAAGTGCTGGCAAGGCTGTTAAAACAGCCCATTTGATAACGTTGTAAAATTTGTTGTTAAAAATCATTTTCTTTTCCTTCCTTGTATCTTTCATAAATTTCGTGAGCATAATGATTGCCCCCTAACGCTGTATATTCATCAAAAATACCACTGACAATTTGTAAGCCATAATCGTGGTTAATTGCTTCTCCAAGCTCAACACGTTTAATTACTACTAAAAGTATTTTTAATTGCTCCTCCTGTTTCTTGGTCATTCTTCGATACATCCAACCAAAAATACCAGAAATTATAAGAAGAGCGGCCCAATTATCAATAACAAGTTTGAAAAAAAGCCACCCTTCATGTACTAATGCATCCATACCCCCTGCTTTCTTAATCTATTGGATATGTACCAGTCCCACGAGGAGTACCACTGTTCGCAGTTGGACCAAACCACTGACATACTCCACTTGATGGAATGTCAATATGAAATGCATTCCAAGTACCAGTAATATGACCTACAAGGGAACGCCTATATTTGGGACAAAATTCATTTGGAACACTGAGCTTTACTAAATCGGAATTTGCAAGAATATTAGAGGTTATTTCCCCACCAATTGCATATTCAACTGTATTCCCTTTCTTCTGTAAGCTAAGAGTGATCCCACCTCCGAGTTCTCCAGACCATGATTTGGTTGGAAGTGTTAAGCTTCCATTTACTTCAACGTCACCAGTAAACGTCTTTTTACCAGCAATTGATTCGTTACCAGTTTTATGAACAACATTTCCGCCACTGGTTAATTCAGAGTTGATTGCTTCCAAATCATCATTAATCGTTTCTGCTCCATTTTGCATGCCACGATATACTTTTTTTATACTAGCCATTTTTTCTCCTTTTTTTAAGCTACAAAAACATAGCCTTTTGTTATTTTTGCGTCCGACATTTTAAAGCATAAAACCTGCGTTTCTTTGATGACTAACAAAGTTCCATCATCAATTAGAATAATATCTCCAGCCAGCGTATAAGATTTAGGCATTTCTACGTAGACTTTTTGTCGGTCATAACTCAAACTTACAGGGACGTTGTAGATTGTTCCCCCACCAAAAACCGGCCCAGAATCAAATCCATCAGTTTCAGTGCCAATTGCATTTTTATATGAGGTCACTTTAACCTCTGGTTGATATTCAGAATCATGTTCTAGAACAAACTTGAAACCAGCTGGAACTTTTTCATTAACAATTTTTTCAATGTCAATAACTTTTGCTAAAAGAACTCCACCAGGATCAATTGATTCTAGAATTTCACGGTTTGCTTCCACAAACTGTTCCCAGCTATTTTTACCATCTTCAATATACTTATTAAAGATTCGATAAAGCTCTTTGAAAGTCCACCAATAGTTTGAGTCTTTGAAGGGTTGCGAATAAATGGATTTCTCAACAATATAGTGAAATGTCCGAGTGGAGAATTGCTCAATCCATTGCTCGCCTTCTTGTTTTCTAAAGCTAAAATATGCTTCATTTCGTCCCACCATTTGCAAAGCATTATCACTGGCAACATATTTCAGTGTTCCATTTTTAGCATCAAAGGAGACAACACTTTCTTCTGATACCCCTTGACCTGTAATTTCTTGTGCCATTAAACAAAAGAACGGTTGTAAGCCCTCAAAATTTTTAGGCTGACCGTTCTCTACAATCTGAGCAACAATCGCTTGACTGTTCACGTCCGCATGTCTTAATTTGACAATACCGACATTGTTGTTAGGCTCCGTGGTGGACAGCGTTATAAAATGTTCTGTCATTATAGACCCTTTCTAAAATTTGATATAATCCCTTGGATTCTTAAAGTGAGCGTATGATGATGGCCAGTATTGGTCCATAAATTGGAAGTGCAAATGTGGGCCAGTGACTGGGCCAGTCGCTCCCATAAGTCCAATTTGTTGGCCCTTTTTAACATTTTGACCCACAGAAACATCGATTCTGCTTTGATGTGCGTACCCTGTATAAAGTCCATCCGCATGCTTGATGACCGTGTAATTTCCATACCAGTCATAATAATTACTTCCCGCTTGGACCACTTGACCATCGCCAGAAGCTAAGATTGGAGTTGTTGGATTGCCATTAACCAAGTCCATAGCATTGTGAAATTCTTGCGCTCCGGTGATTGGACTCGTTCTCCAACCCATTTCACTTGTTACGGTAATAGGACTTGAAATTGGAGCAATATAACCTCCGCCACCGCTTGGGATTCCAAGATTAACAAATTTGTTATACCATTCTTGGGCCCAAGTGCTACGTTCAGGGTGTCCGTTTAAGGGACGCTCAAAGTTAGCTACAAAAGCTTGCGTTGCAGTATTGATATCGGTCAATGTCATGAATTGAGTCCAAGAATAAGGATAAGAGCTTGTCGCAAACCATTGGCCATTTGGTGCATGCCACATCAAGAGCTTGAATTGGGCTGTGATTGTGTCAGGATTGTCAGTGACTCCTGCTCGTGTCATGAGGTTAATCATATAAACACGTCCAGAGCTAGCGCCAGAACTATCCGTCCATTGCCAAACACCATAACCGAAACCAGGACGTCCGCCGCCCTCATCAGCCGTTGGATTAGCATCAGATTCACCCTGTGCATTTCCGAGTAAAGCAGCTGCAGCTTGTTTAGAAAAACCAGCTCCAATTGCCATTGCCCATATTTGCCAGTAGCGTTTATCACGATCAGTTGTGACTTCTGGTGGGTATTGACCATTCCATCCTGTATCTCCGCCTCCTG